TGCAAAGTCTCCCTCGATGCTACCGAGGACACGTCTATATCATTGTTGTGTCCCAAGCAATACACGGTTAAACTTAGGGAAGACCTTAGTGTTTTACTAGTGAAATCCTAGGTGTCTACCCTTATAGAGATTGTAAGAGTACTCTCTTAAGATTACTTAAGAGTACTTAAGTGGTCTAAGTATATATTAATAAGCAGTACAATTTTAATAAATACTAAGACAACTTAAGTTATAACTAAGATACACTTAAGTTATACTTAAGATACTTAAGTAGTCTTATTGTTTGTCGATAACCTTGTCCCGATTTGTAGACAAAAGAAAAAGCCTTTACTCCGATAAATTTCAGAGAGCAAATGTCGCTAATGTCTAGAAACCTAAGTAGCTATGACGGGCAATAGATAATATATCCGTTGCTCATACGAATGTAATGATATCAATGACTTAGCTAATGAATTAATGATTTAGAATTGTATTACCCATAAAAATGACCCCCAGGGGCTAATAATGACATAATGATTTCAAAAGTCCGGTAAAGGCTCGACCTTGTTGTTATTATTATTGACCTCTTTGAGTAGGGGCTCACCCAAGAAAACCAACCCACAAAGGAAACCTAAGTATGGCTTTAGAATCTGGTACATACATCGATGATCTCGTAGCAACTAACCCAGCGGCCACCGACGCCCTCTCAGCTGCCGACGATCACATCCGCCTAATCAAGAGTACCATCAAAGCGACCTTCCCTAATATCACTGGTCCCGTCACTGGGACACAACTTGAGTTGAACCTGATAGACGGAGTGACAGCGACCACAGCCGAACTGAACATCTTAGACGGAGTAACGTCCACCGCAGCTGAACTTAACATCCTCGACGGTGTAACCTCTACTGCGGCTGAGCTAAACATCCTAGATGGCGTCACAAGCACCGCAGCTGAACTGAATATACTCGATGGTGTGACGGCAACTGCGGCTGAACTTAATTATGTCGATGGCGTCACAAGTAACATCCAGACCCAGCTTGATGCTAAAGTAAACCCACCAGCCCAGGATGCTTCCGTGTGGGCCACCGGGACATCCACAGTAGAAAGCACGATAACCGCAGCTAAGTTAAAAACTGAGGTAGAGGGTGGAGCTAAGAGCCTAGCCTCTAATGGCTACCAGGTGTTCCCCAGTGGCCTCGTACTTCAATGGGGAAGTGCTACTTGTGGCCGAGATTCCGATACGACAGTTAACTGGCCCTACACGTTCCCTAATGCGTGTCTCCAAGCCACTGCGACCTATGGAGCCATAGCAAGTACTGCGTCTAGTGATGATGCTATGGTAGCAGCTCACACCCTTACAACTACGACAGCAAAGATCCACGTTGGTGCTATTCAGAATGGCTCATTGTTAGTTAGATTCTTTGCGATAGGTCACTAACTATGGCTAATCTCCCCATTAGAGACCTCGGTTCCACTGGGGTCGTCACCGACGTTGACCCCTACAACCTACCCTTCAATGCATTCACTAGGGCGAAGAACGTGCGCTTCCAGAGTGGTCGTGTATCCCGGGCCCCCGTGTTCCGCACTGTCAAGGATAGCATCAGTTTCTCACCTCAGCACCTCCACGGTATCAACTCCTCTACAGGCTTCGACAGCGTTATTGTCGTTTCTGATGATTACGAGGTCCACGAATTTGGAGGTGGTGCTCTTAATGACCGCTCCGGTTCCATCAGTGGTTCATCCTCAGTTAAGTCCTATACGAGCTGCTCCCTGGCTGATGTCACTTATATAAACCGAGAAGATCGTGTGCCCGTCTTCAGAGCCCCCGGTGGTACTAACTTTGCAGACTTGACTAACTGGCCCTCTACTTACCGAACTGGTTCTCTCAGGAGCTTCGGGGATTTTCTGATAGCCTCTAACATGACCGAGGGCTCCACGAACTTCCCTAATCGAGTTAAGTGGTCGAACATTGCCACTGCTAATGCTATCCCAGATTCTTGGGACCCTACAGACACAACTAAGTCAGCCGGGTTTAATGACCTAGTTCAAATGACAACACCTATTATAGACACAGCTACCCTCGGTTCTAACCTCATGATCTACTCGAGTGACCAGGTGTGGCAGATGGAATTCGTAGGTGGACAGTTTATCTTTAACTTCCGCAAGGTCTTCGCTGACGCTGGTATTATCAATCAGAACTGTGTTGTCGAAGTTGAGCGCAAGCACTTCGTTTTCGACAGTAATGACATCTACATTAACGATGGTGTCTCCAGAACATCCATAGCTGACCAGCGTGTCAAAGACTACATCTTTGCATCCTTGAATAACGCCCTGACTGACAGGTGCTTTGTCGCCCACAACCAAGACCTCGAGGAGATCTACTTCTGCTATGTTAGTGGCGACGACATGGTCTCCTTTGCTGACACCACCGGGTGCAACAGAGCTGCCGTGTACAACTACAGAAGTAACACCTGGTCCTTCATGGATCTCCCTAACGTATACGCAGCCACTTCAGCTAATGTCTCCTCAGTGAGCACCTATGCCACTGCTACACAGACTTATGCGAACATCGGTGGAACTTACTACTCCCAGGAAGCTGGCTTCGATCAGCACCTCTTAATGGCTGGGAGAACTGATACCTCAAATGGTATTGCCTCTAATAAACTGTGGGGCGTCGATTTGTTTGACACTGGCTCCCTGAGTTTCTCTATGGACACCACAGCGACTAAGCCTACAAAGCTCGAGCGTGTCGGTATAGACTTAGATGAATCCCAGCTACCCCTTACCGGGTATAAGACTATCAGTAAGATATCACCTCAGATTGAGACACCCAACTCCGACAAGAACTTCTCCTTTACCTTTGGGGCAGCGCAGCTTCCGGGTGACGTACCTACCTTTGGAGCGGCTCAAGTTCTCAATATCTCTACTGGTTACAAACTAGATACCAGAGAGAGCGGCAGATACCTTTCGTATAAGCTCGAGGTTCCAAACGATAAGGACTTCTCCTTCTCAAGTTTTGATGTCGAGATCTACGCAATGGGCAAGAGGTAAGCATCATGGCAATTAACGAAAGTTCCGACCTACTGATTAAACAGTACATCCGTCGTTACATCCCAGAATTACAAGAGAGCATTCATCAATTTATCCAAGGAGAACTTCAGGGCATCGAAGCCTCAATACGCAGTTTAACCGATGGATCAATTCAAACGACAGACCAAGAACCACTGTATCCTAAACGGGGTATGGTCAGGTTTTCCACACTTCCCTGGAACCCCTTAAGCAATAACGCTGAAGGTTTGGTTGTCTACAACGGCTCAGCGTGGGTCGCAGTTTAATACATTAAGAAGAGGAATACTCATATGTGGGGTCAAATTATTGGCGGCATTGGCGGTGCTTTACTTGGACGCAAAGGTGCTAAAGACGACCGAGCCGCAATTGCGGAGCAGAACAGGCTTAACCGCGAAGGTTTCGAAATGTCTAAGCCATACATCGAGGGCATTTACAAATCAGGCCAAGATGAGCTTGATAAGATTAAAGCTGGTGGTTCTTACAAGGGCGACACCTACGCAGGACCAAACCCATACGCAACCAATGCCTATAACACTATGGGCGGCAGGGTCCCTGGCATGATGAACGCCAACTTCGGTATGATGGACACCACCGGAGGCTTCGCTGGAAACTACCAGGATATGTACAACAAAGCAGCTGGTGGGACTACCCTGGCAGACGCTCAGAAGTACGCCACAGAGAACTCAGGTGCTATGGTAAACGCTGCCATGCGCGACCCACGACGCCAGCTAGAAGAACAAACCCTCACTGGAATTGATAAAGGTGCATCCGGCACTGGCAACACTAACAGCACTCGAGCTATGATGGCTGGTGCTATCGCCAACCGAGGTTTCAACGATCGCCAAGCTGATATGACAGCTACTATCAACAACCAGCTGATGAACCAGTTCACAGACCAAGCTAACACCGACACCCAGAATGCAATGATGGCAAACAACAATATGGCAAATGCTTATAACTCAGCTTTTGGTCGCGTTGGTGACTCAATGGCATACGGAGTTGGAGCTGGAGAAGGTTTATCAAATTATGACCAACAGCGAATGGACGATGCAAAACGTAGATACGAAGAGGATTTGTTTTTTAACCAGAACGCTAACAAGGACTTCTCCTCAGGTATCTAGCTAATGCACAATACTCACCCCCGTCAGCTGCACTTAATAATACCAATGTAGGCGCGGCAACATTCGGTGGAGCAATGTCTGGAATTGGTATGGGCGGTAAAGTTCAAGACTGGTGGAGATCCAGGGGAGGGAAACAATAATGCCAGCTGGATTTAACATATTAGAATATTACAACCGTTTAAAAAACGGAGGTGGAGCACTTCAACAAGACGATAAGTTTGCAGGGATGGTCTCACCAAATAACATGGTAGACGGAGCTTTAAATTCAGCTGTTGTCACTCCTCAGACACAGAACTCTAATCTAGGACCACCATTAGGCACTATCAACACCGGGAACGCTCGAGGCTCAGCTCTCAGTCGACCAGATGACCAAATTGGTTTCAATGAGATGATGATACGAACAGGTGGAGCAATGATGGGTGGTGCTAGAGATGGCGGCTTGGCTGCCATGAATGCAGCTACCGATGAATACGGCAACATCCAAGATGCTAATCGGACTAGCGCACTTAATGCATACGAAACTCAAATGAGTGCTCTTGATAAAGCTAACGCAGCTGCGTCTAAGAATTCTACTGAAGATAAACAGTTACTATCAGAAGCTGGCTCTAAACTTTCAACTGTGAAGCAAGCAATAGCTGGTCTTAAAAAGTACCCAAATAAAACTACTGGGCCACTTGCTGGTACTGCTCAAAGACTTCAAGATAAATTTACTGGTCATGAACGCGAGAACTTACGTCTACTAATGCAATCAATTAAAGTTGACGCGACACTTGCAAATACCGCTAACACAAAAGGTGCTATTTCCGACAAAGAGATGGCCTTGTTTATGTCACCTATCCCTAGCTTCAATGTCGATGAAAAGATCTGGATGAGATATCTACTTGATTACGAAGCAGCCCTTACAAATATGTACACGGCCTTGGGTGGTTCAGTCGATAGTGGCTCGAGTGGCGGCTCAAGTGGATCAGCTGTTTTCGATGAAGCTGATGCCATCTTGGGTAATTAATAAAAGTATTTAAGGAAAACTTATATGGGTAATACAGCCGAAGACTACGGTCGATGGATTGTGAAAAACAAGCATCTTAAAGGTACTCCAGAGTTTAATAAAGTTGCCGAGGCCTACCAAAAAAGCAAGACCACCAAACGAAACCCATACGCTGGCTCAGGTGTCTTCGACAAACAAGTATTAGGAACAGACAATAGTAAAAACCCAGATGGAACTTTGGTTAGCAGGGAATTAAAGCGAGGTGGGCTTCGTACTTTAAGTACTGTTCCATCAGCACTTGGTACTGCTTCAGCAACACAACTAGGAGATGCTGCGACCCTAGAAGGTGAAAATGGTGAAAACAATTTAATAATGCAGACCTTCAAGGAGATGTCTGGACTTCAACCAGAGGCCATACAAGGTTTAATGACAAGCCGTGGTGCAGATTTCAGTACAGCTGAAAATGCGTCTATGGAACTTCATAAAATGGGAATGGGTAGTCGAGCCCAGAACTTCTTAGATGTATACAATACCAAAAAAGCGAACGCTGATCGTGTTATTAACGAAGCAGGCAGAGAAGATAAATTAATAGAATCTGGTGTAACAAATCTTCAACTTGCTCGAGAGTTAAATGAAAAAGCCTCTGAGATACCTCACCACGTTATGTCCGACAGGTTTGCAAAACTCCATGCAGAACACAAGGATGACAGTGTTAAAGCTCTTTTAAATGACGCCTTTGGAGATCCATTAGGATTTGGCGTTTACCTAACTGAGATAATGGTACAGTCGTCTCCTCAGATACTTGCTAGTCTAGCAACACGCGCAATAACCAAAAACCCGGCAGCTGGCCTCACGGTCCTGGGAGGCGGTACAGCCCTTCAAGAATTTGGCCCAAGTGTAGATGCATTCCTACAGCAAAATGGCATTGATGCTAATTTATCTAAAGAGGATGCTGTAGCTCTTCTAAAAAACAAAGACTTATTGCAGAAAGCCTCCAAAGTCGGAGCTCAGCGAGCAATGGTAATTACACTCTTTGAAGCCTTAGGAATGGGAGCCGCTGGTAAAGGTATAATTAAGAATTTAGCTGTTAACGCTGGTGCTGGTTCACTTGGTGAAGCTACAGCACAGAAAGTCACCCAGCCTTTAACTGGGCTACCCTTAAACCCTCGAGAGATTGTCTTGGAAGGTTTAGCTGAAATGGGCCAAGCCCCGGTTGAAGCATTAATCGTAAAAGCTAAAGATAGAAAACCTAAGAATGCTGGTGGTCCCTTCATACGAAACGAGGACGGCACTTTTACGCTTAAGACACAAGATGGTTTAAGCAAGATAGAAGGACAAGCCTATTCCAGTTTAGCCGTAGACCTTAATAGAATAGTAGAAGCTGGTTTAAAGGATGGCACAGCTTATGACACTATGGATTTAGATCCAGACTCCCCATCTGGTGCAAAAGGTGTACTTGACGCTACTCAAAAGGACCTTGTCGGTCAGCTTAATGAGCTTGTCGGTGTACTAAAGAAAAAGGGTGGACCACTTAACACAAACGAAGCAAAATCCTTAGACGAGCTTATGTTAATCGTAAAAGCAAAAGTTGCCCAAAGTATGGGACGCAACAAAGTCAAAGGACAAGTTGGTCGAGATAATTACGATGCGTTAGAAACTTTAGTTGGAGACTCTAAAGAAGGACAAGAGTTAATACGAACTCTTATGAAGCTCGACGCTTTAACACAGTTAAACAGTCAAGGCCTTCAAGGTAAGCTTTCAGAGTTTACAGATAAGTTTTCGCCATTTGGAAAGATAGGCGGCAAAGATTATGGACTTGGTGACAAAGCAAAAACAACCTTCAAGCCAGTAATATCAGGTATAGCCGCAGCTAATACATATGGCACCAGTTTAATACCGCAGTTGGCAATCCCATACATAGGAAGAAAGATTGACAAGGCTCGAGGCACTTACTCTGTCTTAGACAAATACATAAAAGATAACATAAAAGGCGACCCATTAGATGCCCCAACAGGACCATCCATTCTCGCAGCAAAAGCTCTCGAACAACAAAGAAACAAATTACTGGATGAAAAAAAGGCTTATGACAAAGTACTAGCAGAAGCCAAAAAAGCATACGAGGATCGATTATTAATTGAACAGAAAGAAGCAGATGCAAAAGAGGCTGCTAAGAGAAACTTACCCCCTCACCCAGATAGCCCCCAAGGTACTTTAGAAACTGCTACTGGCCTTAATCGGTCCCAGGTTGCCTCGATCCTTCGCATTGTAAAACGTATTCCTCGATTATCTAAACGTCTGAAAGATGGTATTTCGGATTATGAGCAAAGCGTCGGTAAGGGTGGTAAAGTCGGACCAATAAATGACAATGTACTAAATGACATTATACGACACGTCGGTGGCATGGCTGAAGAGCTTGGTATAACTCCACCAAGACCAGGTAACCCAGATCAAGGTGGGCCATCTAACACACAGCTGGAAACCCCAGCAATCTCCCGAGGCATCGCAGATAACCAAGAGGTAATTGGCAAGCTTACTGAAAAAGCCAAAGTTGAAGTCCCGTTAGAATCCTACAGTGGTCCTCTATTCGAAGCTTTAGAGAAACTAAAATTAAACTTAGGAACTGATCCAGAAGGTGCTGCAAAACAGATTGTTGTCGAAGCAACTGTAGAGGGCGTTCCTAGAGAGGCTGTCAAAGAATACTTGATGCCATACGTTGATCGTATCGCCAAACAGCAAAAGAATAAAGGAAACAACACACCCCCAGTTGTCGATCAGACCACCCCCGTTCTAGATCAGACAACAGAGAACTCTACAACCCTCAATCAGTATAAAAACCTTTTCAAAAGAAACGATGTCTTACCTCGCGCACCTAAGTTCGACAAACCCTCAGGCACTGTTGAAAGTGAAGTTGAGTTCAACACTCCGGCAGACCCAGTAGAAACTCAATTAAACCTCATAAAAGAACCTGGTAACAAAAATCAAACAAAACTTCGTGGGGACAAGATCGACGCCATAACTGGAATGTCTTTAGAGGCACTCGATGCCATGACAGACGATCAGATGCTTCAGATGACACCAGTTGAGTACAATCATTATTCTAAGATCCACGCTGATAGACTTCGAGAAGAAACAGGTCTTGGTCCATTAGACGATGCTTCAACAAAGCCAACTGCAGCAGAATCAAAAGCAGCAACTGAAAAGTTTAATAAGCTCTATCCCGATGCTTCAATCGAGTCACAAGGAAAGACCCGAGAAGCTCGGGTAATGCCTATACCAAATAAGAAATCATACCTTGCAGATTTCACTGTAAAAGTTGCAATCGATCCCGAAGTTTTCGACGGTG